ACCCGTTGCACTATCAGATGGCCAATTTAGTTCACCAGATACGTTGTAGTAGTCAAATCCCGGTGCATTTATTGGGATAGTAAGCAGTTTTTGCTCGTATGTATTTGTTCGCGATTTCATATAAGCTTGATGAGTAGTATAATACGCCTTACTTAAAAGCGTAGATGCCGGTTTTATAACCCTCGCAGTAGGAGCACAGGAAATACATTTTGTATTATAAATTCCGGTAAGTATTTGATAGTTTTCGTCTGACCCTGTCTGCATTTCCGCAGCATTTCCTACTTGGACATAGCCATCGTTTTCAATCATAGTTCCGGCGTTCAATGTAGATGTTGAAAGACTATCTTCGCCTTGTTTTGTAAACTTGTGTGAAATCGTGAACGCATTACCACCTCTACCTGTTTCACCATTATTGGCATAATCGTTAGCACAGGCGCAGTCATTGTTTGCGCGATATATTTCACCACCTGGTGTAGATGCAAGCCGAATCGTTGCTACACGCCCTCCGGATGATACAATACCGCCAAAACTAGAAGGTCGCAATTGTCTCCGCCAATGTTTTATAGGTCGCGCCTTAAAATCGACACCATTTGATTTTTGTGGTTCTGCTTGGTTTGGGTCAATACCATTAGCTAAAGGACGACTAAGTCCGGGAATAATACTAACCGCAGTTCCATCTTTAGTTGCATAATGTGGAACTTTTGTAGTTATTAAAGAATTTGATGCGCTAAAATTTAAAGGAAGGTTTATTTTAGGACGTGTATCGGGATTTGAATCGGGAGTTGACATTTATATATTCTATATAATAATTTTTGTGTATTTTGTGTATTTTATATATTCTGTATTATGCTTATATTTATATTACAATATAATATTACAATATAATATTACAATATAATTTATATGAATAATTTTAATAACCTACTTATAACACTATTTATTATACTTTTCTGTTATATTTTATTTTGCTGGATATATAAATCATGTGTTGGTTCTAAAATAATAGAAGGCCTGGATGATGAACCTAGAAAAGTTACAAGCTCAACTAGAAAAAAAGAAGATGAAGAAAAAACCAAACCTAAGTCTGAAGAATCTAAACAAGAAGAAATAAAAAATATGAGACAAGATGTCAAGAAAACTAGTGACGAAAGAAAAGATTCTAAAATGAAAACACCACCGGCTAGTGAACTAGTAAAAGTTAAATTTGAGTAAACATACTTACTTCAATATATTATATAAGTATTTTATATAAGTATTTTTAAATTATTTTACAAGAATAAAATAATAATTATATACTCATATAATAGTATATTCATATAATAGTATATTCATATATATTTAATTATAATGTCAGATGCTTTTACTGATACTAACTATTTGTATTACAAATATATAAAAACACCAAATGAAATGGGAATGAGTCCTGGTAGTAATTTATCAAATATATCCGATGGTGTTTCTGGTATAACATCATATCTACAACTTCTTGTAGAAGGAGACTCAAAAGCTTCAAAGACAGGAAAGGCTCTTGGAAATAAATATTTTTATAGAACATCACAAAAGTGTCAAGATCCTACCGGAGTTGACCAAGCATTGTCCTTATATGTTGACAATGTTCCATCAGGAAATTTAGGAATAATACCAAAAGGAACGGGTGGTAATTTTTCTAAATTTAAAGGACTTCTTCCCGGTGTTATTGAAAGTGCATTTTCATTAGCTCAAGTTGATTTTTTTTCAGCATTTTCAAGTATGGACCCTCCTAAATGTCAAAATGTAACGCTTCAAACTATCGACGTCAATAACAATGTAGGTACTGATTCTGGTTATGTATCTATCGATGATATCAAAAATATTTCACCATGCAACTTTGTAAATAACGGATATACGAATATTGTAACGAACGGAACATGTGGCGAGAAGTTTGTAGTGCACGATGAAACAAGAGTTAGTAAACGAAGAGAAAAAAGGTATAAGAAAATAAATAAGAAACTAAATAAAAAACTTAAAAAATTATATAAAAACGATGGCGACGACGATAGCAGCGACAGCAGCAGCGATAGTGACAGCGACGGCGACGGCGACTCTAGCAGTAAAAAATATAAGAATAAAAATAAAGGATACAATATACTCATGCCGGATGACATATTCCTTAAAATATTTATATTTTCATTTGGGGCACTATGGGCATATATTGCTCTCAAGTTAATGGCTAATATGTATAAAAAGAGATGATAATACCTAGTGTATGATTTTTTAAATATTATTATGTTATTTTATTATTTTATTATTATTTATGTAAATTGTAAATAATAATACACGATATTATGGTCTTAAGCTAATAAACGCTACTATATGTGAACAATAATTCACCTGCGGTGTCTGCGGGTGTGCTTTCTAGAACCACGACGAGACTTGCGCGACTTACGTCTACGACGACCACCTCCCATTTGAGCTGGAGCTGGTGTTTCTTCTCCTCCCTTGCACTTGCGTCCACGACGGCGTCTGCGACTGCGACCGCCAGCCTGGGCCTGAGCCTGAGACATACCTAATTTACCTGCAATATCTTCAAACAAACTCATTTTTTTATATATTAACCAAAGAAATTAATATATAATTTATTAAAAAATAGAAAATAATAAATTACATCTTTTCAAAACTTGAATCGTTTATATAATTCAAAAGCGGCTAAACCACCAAGAACTTGAGCAAGGATATATCCAATCAAATCCTGTTTGGACAATTTACCCGCGACGACCATCATCACCGAAACCGCGGGGTTGAAATTACCTCCGGAAATCTTTCCTCCCAAATAAATGGCTAAAGCAAGTGCACCGCCGATTGCAAGCGGATGATTACCCACTGAGATAATAGTAAATAAAAAGAACAAAGTTCCTAAAAATTCAACCAAAAATTTGTTAAACATTTTATTTGTTTATTTGTATATTTTGTCTATTTATATAATAAAAAAATATAAAAATATATTACGACGCATATATTTGCCGATTTCCTAAAGATGATAAAATAGATGAACCACCGGATTGAAACGGATTTTCAATCGCGCCCTTCTTTTTGGGAGCAACGCATCCACCACTACGACACCTTTGACGCCGTATATTACGAATCGTGTTGTCATTGTTTTTCGTCTGGTACGGCGCATCAAGTGCAAGTCCGACTTTATACGCCGATTTACCAATTGCGTTATATTTTATCATGTTGATATATTGGTCACCGCAAACAGGCACAGGAATCGGTTTCCCCGCTAAAACGCGCCGCTGGTAATGACTATGAAACATACTTGTGGTATAGTTTGTATTGCTTGCAACTTTTGAAGTCGATGGTGCAAGAGAATTCGCCGAATATACATTCTTCTGTGCATTCATAAAAGACACACGCGCATTTGCTACATTCCCCGTTTGGTCGGTCGGGTATTGCTGATTGGGTGCAGGCGCCACACACCTTTGCACACCATTATTGCCACGCTGTTTAATAACGATACCTTGAGTGGGCGGACCATTGAAATAATATTGTAATGTTCTTATAGGGATGCCTGACATTTGAGATGTAGTTGTATACGTATATATAATATATATACTAAATTATATATATTATATACACTAAATGCTAAAGTATGGCATGTGCGCGCGCCTGCATAACTTAAAATCTGTGCACACGTCTCCAAGCCGATTGTGAACTACTAAACTGGTCACCACCGAAGCTATAGTCATTATAGTTCCTATTTACTGCTTGTAATTTTTTAAACCGAATATAGTCGGACCCATCATACACAAACTTGGGGTTGCATGTTGCAGACGGAATACCAGTATTATCGGGATGAGCTTGAACGGCGCCTCCTAAAACTTTATATCCGTTAAGACCACCTCGTCGCACATTGTTTATCTGGTTTGAACCACCAGATGTATAATTCGGGCGTGACAAGAAATCACCGGCATTATATACTGCCCTAAATGGCCCAATCTTTCTCTGATATCCGTTAATAGTTCCAGTAGCCGCTGCACCATTCCATGCCTGCACGAGTGAAAATCTGTCGATTGAACGTTCACTGCTTCCAACCATTCCGCTTCCGCCATTTGAACCGGCACCCCCGCCGATAAGAGTTGGTGCGATACCTGGAAAACCTCCACCTAAATTAGACATTATATGTTGTAGTTATTATACTATTGTTATATTATTATAATATATATAATTACAAATACAATAAAAAATATATATTATATGCTAAATAATATTTATTTTAATAGAATAGGATTGGGTCTTATTTCATTGCATTATTATGTCATGATTCGGGGTGCAATATTCATAGTCTGTAATTCCTGAAATAGTAGTTTGCAAGCGTATGGAATTTCAACATATGCGAAGTTTGTCCGATTGTCGCATGTCCTGCAGCAGTGAATACCCATCTTGTCATTATATGCTGCAATCATTCCGCAGTCGCGGCACACATGCACTTGGTATTTATCAGAAGCATCGTATAAGCGTCCGCGTGTAAATCTTGCCGCTCCATGCGAGACCATGCAATTGTGCGCGACGACACCATTTGCAAGGAATGAATGTGTATCTTCTACGCTAATATCGTATACATGTTTAGGGCCAACCGGTATTCTTGATACGATTGTCAAATTCATAGTAGGTATAGAATCGCACCCCCGTGTTACACCATACTTTGCATCATCGTCGTTGTTGCCCGAGACCGAGACTGAGTCTTCACTTGATGCATCCGTATCCGCACCATCCAAATCTGGGCGACACTTGCCGCTACCGCTACCGCTACCGCTACCATTATCATCATTCTTGAACCAGTCAAGAGCACCAATCGTTTCAAGGAATTCTTCAGCAGTTGGGAATCCTTTCGCGGTAAACTTTCCAAATTCTGTTCCTTTGATGAGGTGATCCGTAATATCATGCGTGCTTGGAATTGCGTATTCATGCAGAAGTCCTTCCGTTTTCTTCAACTCTTCAACGGCTTGAGCAATCGCTTTCTTCGTCGGCACTATTTTTTCAGGAGTTTTTTCCTTAATTTCCTTGAATTTTGTAATTTCATTGACACGATTCACCATCCAGTTGTGTTGACGCGTCACTTCCTCACGAAGACGACGATAGGATACACCAGCTTCCAATCGTTGAGATTTATGACAGCAATATCGAAACCCAATTTTTTCAGAGAATGGGACTAGTTGTTCAATCGGGAGATGAAGCGTCAATTGAAAGCTGCGTCCTGTATTGTCCGACTTTTCCTTTCCTTCAAATTTTTTCTTAGAACAAGATGTCTCCCTGGGTTTTTGAATCGTAGTATTATGAATTCCGCACTTGGCAAGTAGTTTCTGAATATCTTCAAACATTTTTTGTAATGATTCGCGATGTTCGTATGTTTTAGACTTCGAAAATGATACCGATGAAAGGATGTCGCGTTTTCCTCTATGCATTCCGAGAACACAAGTGTGTCCATCACCACCAAACATCCCGGCAAGAAATTCGCGAACTATCGGGCGAGGGCATTTTTCATCCAATATAAATTCAGGCAAAGTTCCAGGTTGGTTTACTTTTCTGCCGCGCAATAAACCTTTTATTTGAATAATATCATTCATAAGAATAGTTGGAATATTAATAGTATAATAATTTCTAGACTCAAATTTTTTTTGATTAATATCGCAGAATAATTCTAAATCATTAACTACTTGTTTAACATCTAACATATGTCCCATAAATAGTGTTCCATATCCACTTACACCAATACTTCCATCTGTAATAAGTAATCCAAGAATACGTGCAAATGCAAGTGTTTTCATAAATTCGTCGCATGTATTTATTTTAAGTATTCTCGCTCCAAATTCAAGTGTCCATCCCGCACATTCTTCTATTTCATCTTTCATTTTCATAACAGGATAATTTACACTCAACTTAATTTTTGTAGAATTCAATTCGACATCTTTTACTTTAACCCATGCATTGTCTGATGTCAAAACAGGATGGTCTTCCGTGCATGTAAGTTTTCTACCATCTTGGAATGTCAGTTCAACGCAGTCGCGCATTCCCTTATCCATAAATGCTAGCTGCTTACAAGGAACCATTCCATTTTTATTTTCACTCCAGCCGAGAACATTTCCATTTAAATTTTCCATTTCTTCGATATTAATTGATAATCCAGAATTCAGAGAAACGGGTGTGCCTACACTTAAACAATCCCGTTCCATTTCGCCAAAACGTAACCCTCCATCTCGCGAGCGGCCTTCCGCTGGTTGTCGTGTCAGATTTACCATCGGTCCAATCGAACGACTATGTTGCTTATCATTTACCATATGCTTGAGACGCTGGTAGAAGGCAGGGCCGATAAATATATTCGACTCAATCTGTTCCCCCGTCATGCCATTGTATAGGAGCTCATTTCCGTGTGATTCATAACCGATTTTCTGTAATTCTCTGCTAATATCATCGACCGCGAGCTCGCCGAAAGATGTGCCATCGCCGAATAAACCGAGCTGAACGAGAACTTTGCCGAGGAGTGTTTCTTTGAGTTGACCGATCGTCATACGAGACGGAATAGCGTGCGGGTTGATGATGATATCAGGTCGCATTCCATTTGAGGTGAATGGCATATCTTGTTCGGGGATGATATTTCCTACAGTACCTTTCTGTCCATGGCGCGACGACAGCTTATCACCGATGACGGGTTTACGTGAAGTGCGGATGCGGACTTTTGCAATACAATACCCGTCACCATTGCGGTCGATGAAATTCTTGTCGATATATGTCTCCTCGGTTGTGCGGTGAATCTTGCTATGGTCTTCGTATTTGATGAGCTTCGTGTGGTCGTTGCGATTTTCCTTGATGGGGACGACTTTTGCAATAATAATGTCGCGATTTTCAATAAATGTATTTTCAGGAACGAGACCTTTATTGTTGACCTTATCGTAGTTGCCGAATTTCATACCCTTGGTCTTTGAAGGGTCAGGCTTGCATCGGATTTCTTCATCGCCGTTGATTTTCTTGTCTTCGTCTTTCTCGGTGTGATAAATCGTTGCGTTGAATAAGCCGCGGTCGATGGAACCCTTATTTACGAGAATACTATCCTCTTGATTGTAACCGGAATAGGTCATGATTGCGACGATTACTGCAGAACCAGATGGAATTTGGTCGAGTTTAATCATACCCATAACACGGGTATCTACGAGAGGGCGACTTGGGTAGGTGAGAACATACGCCGTTTTATCCATACGATTTTGATAGTTTGTGACATACATTCCCATAGCTTGCTTACCCATAGCGCATTGGTAGGTGTTCCTCGGAGACTGGTTATGCTCTGGGAATGGAATACATGACGCCAAGATTCCGAAAATAGTGCTTGGATGAATTTCACAATGCGTGTATTTGTAGATGTAGTTGCTGTCTGCCTTCTTGACGACGTCTTCGGGTTTCATTGCAATCATGCTAAAGCTTTGCTCCTCTGGGTCGATATACTCCACGATCGTTTCTTCGGTCTTGGCATCTGTGACAAGGTCGTCCCAAGACAAATTTTCCGCGTTCAAGTCAGCAATAATTTTATCGGTGATGAAAATCTTATTGTTTTTCACACGCAAAACAGGGCGCGTCAATCTCCCCGCGTCATTACAAATCCTGATTTCCCTATTTTTAATATCAAATATAATCGAGGTGTAAATATTGATAATTCCCTTTAGTTTTTTATTCTTGAAAGTGTTATATAGCTCCATCGGATTCCGGGTATTGCCCAACCAAGCACCATTTACGAATACTTTAATATTTAAGAACATTTCTTTTGGTGTGGTGCTGGCTCCGTCAAGGCGCTCAATGAACGGCTCAACATGCTGGTATAAAGACTCTGAATTGCTTTGAATCGTAATATGCGTCATGTAGCTAATATTTTTTACAACACCAACACTACCACCTTCGGGAGTCTCGGCGGGACACAAGAAACCCCATGTGGTGCTGTGCAGTTTGCGGGGTGCAATCAACTTGCCACTTTTGTCAACCGGTGTATTGATGCGGCGAAGATGACTAAGACTTGATACATATGTAAGACGATTCAATACCTGTGCAACACCAACCTTGTTGCTATTCACATTTTTGATACCGAAATCACCAGTTGACAACGCACGCTTGAGGCCGTTTTCAATCGTCGTAGACTTGATAATTTTGTAGATGTTTGTCTTGTTTACAATACTCCTGTGGTCATCTGTAGAACGCCATGAACCAGTGTTGATTTCTTTGATGATTTGCTTGGACATATCTTTTACGAGCTTGTTGAAATAGTTTCGAAACAGATTATTCAGCAATGCACCGGTTAAATCGATGCGCTTGTTTAGATACGAATCGCGGTCATCTTGTTTCGCGATATCGAGACTGCACTTCAATAGACGATTTACCATATAACCGAGAAAGTATATTTTCTGTTTTTGTGTTTGGCAATGCGGAAACAAGTCGTTGTGCAAGATTTCATTTGCAAATACTCTTTTTTTTGCTGCACCGGTTTCCTTGTCCATATTCATTGGTGTATACATTACATTCGATATAATGACTTTGATTGCATCTTCTTGTGTTAATATGGAATTTGCGTCGATAATAGATGCTTGAAGAGATTCGAGCATTTGTTTGGTTATTTCGTCATGAATGTCTAGCAATATGTATTCGCAAATGTCTTTATCGGAAGTAACACCCAGTGCGCGAAATACGACAAATAGCGCAATTGGTTGCTTGATACGCGGAATCTGGACATAAATAGGACATCCAAATCCGTTATTCTTGTTTGCAATCATAACATTAATTTGTTTTGGCGAGATGCATTTGAAGTCGGGAACAGATTTGATTTCGGCAGTCCATGACCACTTGCTGTTGTTCTTTGAAGTATTGAAACAATAAACGCGATTTTCTGCTGCGCGTTCTTGGCCGAGTACTGTCTTCTCGCTGCCATTAATAATAAAGTAGCCACCTGCGTCATGTTTACATTCTCCAGATACATTATTATTAATATGAGTATATTGATTTAAAACACAAATGCACGATTTGAGCATAATCGGCAATTTTCCGATATGAACTTTTGGAACTGATTTGTGAAAGGTTTGAACATTTTCTAGATTTTCGCCCGTGCGAATAATATATTGAATATTGATATCAATCGTCATAGTAGACGCATATGTGAAGTTGCGTGATCTTGCATCGTGTGGAAACATAATTTTTGTAGCACCATTATTTTCGTGTATCTGTGGACGATACAAATTGAATTTGTCAAACGTCACATTCACTTCCAAACTATTTTTCTTGGATTTTTTGCAAAAGTCTTGTTCGGATGCGATGACAACAGGGTTGAACATTTCGATCGTTCGTTGGATTTGATTGCTGACAAAGTCATTATATGATTCGATTTGGTGACGAACGAGACGTTTCAAATGTTGTTTGTTGAAATATGCACCAATAATACTCCAGGGCGTTTCAATATATGGAAGCATAGATGGACACTTTACGTCTTGCAATGCATTATTACTTTTGCGATAATAAGATATCATCTCACTATTCTCAACAAGTCGTCTTTCTTCGTCTGCACCCGTGCCGGCGCCCAGATATATCCCCAAACCTTTATCGCATCCACCACCTACTTCTTCTTCTTCCTCTTCCTTTCCACCTCCGGTA